TAGCATTTAAAAGGTTAGTTTCGTAAAGATCGTTTCTCATTTCTTCGATTTCTTTCTTCATTCCATCCATATCTTCTTCAGCTTCAGCGACACCTGATCCAGGAGTTTTAGTAGTGGCTTTACCACCACCAGCCATAGAGCCAGCTGTTGCATTACCTGCCATAGCTAAAAAGTCTTTTAAAGACATTTTCTTACCATCTACAGTGATGAGTTTTCCTAACACTTCTGGGTCGTTATAGATGGCTTTAATCTTGTCCATCATACCTTCGTCCATGTCTTTTTTCTCATCTTCCATGCCGTCTTCGTAGCCTTCTTCTTCGGCTCTTGTACGTTCGTTCTCATCAATAGTTATTTCTTCTTCATCTTCAACTTCAATGTCGATATCTTCATCTTCAGACTCTTCGTCTTCAACTTCAAATTCTTCACCAGCTTCCAATTCACCGTCTTTAACCATATCAGCGATTACATCCTCGATAAAAGATTTAAGATCTTCTTCTGACATGTCTTCTAGGTCGATGTCTTCATCGTCCATATCGTCCATATCTTCTTTTTCATCTTCCATGCCGTCTTCGTAGCCTTCTTCTTCAGCGTCCGTATCGGCGTCCCCCTCGAGTTCAGCTAACAATTCGTCTAAGTCCACCTCGTCCATGTAGTCGCCTTCAGCTAAGTCTTTTCCGTACTTCATTCTTTCTGTACGTTTAGTTTCTTTGCTTTCGCCTCCGTCTTTACGATCGTCGTCCTTATACTTTTTATTAGCTTCATTCATTTTAGCTTCTTCTGATTCTTCTTCCTTTTCCATTTTTTCAAGTTTTGCTGAGAGCATTGACTTGAGTCTTGGTTCGAAAGCTTCCTCTAGAGCAGCCTTTGCGTTTGCAATAGCAGTTTCTTTAAGTGCTTTTGCATCAGCGATTGCTTCTTTTAGCATATTTCTGTTTGCCATAATTACCTCAAAATTTTGTTTGTGGAGTACGCCTATTGGGAGACGTAATAAGAATTATTTAATTAGTGAATACTATATAGATCATAGTATATTGCTCACATTACGGTGATACATATATCAAGGGACATAAAAAACGCCCCCCTTTCGGAGAGCGTTCTTCGGTAGCGCCTCAATACAGAGGTATTAGTCTAAATAACAAGTGCATGTGTTAGCACACAAAAGTTCATTTACGATACTATTAACACTTTGATATTTATTTATTTGAGCTCTTTTACCTTCGGTAACAATTTCCATATATGAACCTGGGTTAGATGGAGTTGAAACAAAATCCCAACATAGCAATTCGAAGTCATTTTGTACTTCTAATACACCCCCTTTATCCTCAAGTGAACCCATCCCACGTGATGAAACACCTACAGTAATATTATTTTCAATTAATGCTTTTAAGATGTTACCTGATGGAGTAGGTAGAATTTCAATTTTACCATATACTTCATCTCCGTCCCACCACATTTCAGTAATATTATGGGATACATTTTTTAAGTTAATAACAGAAGATTCAGGATGATCTAATTCACCTAATGCTCTGTTTTGTTTAACTGATTTCATGTATTTATCGATCTCACGTTCCCACAATTCTCTAGGGTAGTAACGACCATTACCATTCTTTACTTCAGCAGTAGCTAGGATACCCTCAACCATAGGGTTCCCTCTATTAGAGAGTTTCCCTTCGGTAAGCATTAAACCTTTAGGTTTAAAAATTTGAGTTTCTACTAGTACTTTTCTCATCCTAGTATTCTATTTCGTCTACTTCGTCTACCATTTCGGGTTTTGAGTAAGCCGTACCACACATTTTTTCATACAACTTTTCCATCTGCATCTTTCTTTTCTCAAGACTTTTGACTTCGCGTTGCATTTCTTTCATTTTGGTTTTATCTACGAGTTCAGATAGATTTTCATCTTCTGTTACCATAGAAATTCTTTCGTTTTTAGTATCAATAGCTTCATCAAGAGCTTCAATTTGCGCTTCTAAAGTAGTTATTTTACCAGCGTTTTCAATTTCGGCTAATTTGGTATCGATTGTTTCTTTTCTTACTTTTTTAGCTTTAGGCTTATCTTTTAGATCTGCTTTTTCATCACGCATACCATCTTTATAGCCTTCTTCCTCGGCATTAGTACGTGAATTTTCTGACATCCCCGTAGGACGAAGATCAACGTAACCACCAATGGTTTCGTTAATGAGATCAGTTAATTTAATCATTTTTTCCTCTTTTACTGGGACCATTTGGTCCGATTTTGAAGCTTTTAATCCGGGTGCTTCGTCAGTATACCCTATACCTTTAATACCAAACTGGGCTTCAGTAGTATAATATGTTTTATCTTTAGCTAAATTCTTAGCTACAATTTCTTTTAGTTCAGCTACATCCTTACCCTCGTTTTTAGGATCTTCCATTTCAGTATAAAATCCTTGTAAAAACGCTTCACCATATAAATTATCGATGTTTTTTTCATCTTTGTAATCAAAGGCGTGATCCTGTATATCTTCTACCTCTTTTGTAGTCTTTTTTTCTTCTGCTTTAGCTTCTTCGGCTAAAAATTCTTTCCAATTAATAAATGGATTAGCAGCAGTTGTTACAACACCACCAATACCAACTTCAGAAATAATTTGTTTTTGTTTCATAACTTTAATAGTAGTATCAAAATTTGATAAATTATTAAATATGTTAGGAAACTGGCTACGAGCCGACTTCATAAAAGTATCTTTATTACCTTTACCCTCTTTAATAAGATTGTATTGTTCTTGTAATGTTTTCATTATTGTTGTTTTAATAATTTATCAATGTCTTTTAAATAATCTAATATTAAATCAGTAGCATATACAACACTATATGATTCTGGTTTATCCTGATAGTAGGCTATTGTTTCGTCTTTAGCTTTATCTATTAAAGGATATAAACTATTTAAATATTTTTCGATATCTTGAAAAGCAGCAATACGTGTTTCCTGGTATGCTGCTCGACTTTCATCGCGTTCTTTTAAATTTAATTTATACTTATACATATTACTATTCTTTAACGAACGTATCGGGTGCCCATAAATATTTAGTATCTATAGCTTTAGAGTTTTTTGCTAACTTTTTTGGGTCAACTAATTTGTATTTAAACCCTTTTACGTAATAATTATCTTTAACACCATCTTCACTTGCTTTAGGTCCTGGACCTAAGGTAGAACCTGGGGATGATTCGTTAATGTCTTTTTTCTTTTTAAATGCTTTTGGAGTAGCGTATTGTGCTCCAGTACCAACACTAAAAGAAGCACTACCGCCTCCGGTACCACTCATTTCATCTAAACCTTTAATACGAGAGTATTCATTAGTTTTATTATTACGTAGGTAAGTTCTTAATTCATTTCTACGCTTTCTAATGTCTAAATAATGGTCTCTAAAGAAATCTTCACCTGTAAGGTCAGCTACTTCTTTAGCTGTTTTCATTAGGTCAGTAATATCCTTAAATAATTTTTGGTAATCAGCGGAATATTCAACATCCCAAGTAATTTGACCCGTTGCCGGGTCAATATTAGTTACTGTGGTTTGTATACCACCCTTTACTTCGGTATCGCCAACTTTAGCCATGAGCAGTTTTTAATTCTTCTACTAATTCTAAGTATTGAAGAATATTTACGATGTTATCTGAGGTTACATTTGTTGTTTTATCTAACTCCTCAATTAAAGTGCTTACTTCATTGATTTTTATTTGAACAGCTTTATCAGTAATTTGAGATGATAATTCGTTTAATTGAGTTTTTATTTTACCTACTTCAGTATTATAAAATTCTCTTAATACTGGGGTTGAATCAACTGAATTGACATATTGTCTAAGTACTGCTTTTTGGCTTGAATGTAAACCATCATACTTACCATTGAACTTTTCCATTAAGATCCTATAAGTAAGTATACGAGTATCTTTATCGTATGCTTGGAATTCTTTTAACAAATCCTCTTCTACTTTTTCAGTACTAATATCTGAATTGGAAAGGTGTTCTAGGATAGTCATTTTATTATTAACAATAATATTGGTATCTACTAAAGCTTCCGTATTTTGTACTTCCGATAACATATAATAAGCAGCATGTACTTTATAATGGGGGAGTTTTGTTTTAAAGAATTCTTCTAAATTATAGCTGTCTTTAATCTCGTTAATTAAATTATATTTTTCTCTTTTAAGAGCTCTACGATTTAATTTTTTAGAAGATTCTAACAACGTTTGAACCAAAATATTAGCCCTACCTTCAGTGAGGGTGGTAGTTTTAGTTAACGCTTCATATAATTTGTATTCCTTTCCTAATTCGGATTTGACGAAATATTTTTGAATCACTTTAATAGCGGCAGACTCTACACCATTCAAGGTGTCAGCTGTTACTTGGCGAACTAATAATTCAAAAAGAATACCAGTATTTTTATACTTCGAATGTTTAATGTTCATTCCTAATAGGATTTATTATAAATATATAAGGAGATATTACTCTTTAATGTTTGATTCATCTAATAGTGATTCCTTCTTTTTATCGGAAGCAAAAACTAACTCTTTTTGCATAGATTCTAACAAAGAACGATTTTTTAAGAATTGCTTACTAGCACCTTCGTTTAAACCGGGTTGATCATCTATCTTCATTGCTTTTTTACCTAAACGATCTTTACCAAAGACATTATCTTGAGTATTAATATTAGATACTTTTTCTTCAGGACGACCTAAGGGTTTTTTTTCATTATACCCATCAGGTACATTAGCTGGATCTGAGTCTACTCTGCCAGTTCCATATAGTGAAGCTAAATCATGGGGGGTACCATATGAACGACCTGTTGTAACAGGATCATTTCCTTCAGTTTCGATTTGGTTGTTACGGAATTGGCGTTTTTGGTCTTGGACAATTAAGTCTCTATATTCTTCATACTCATCTTCACTAAAGTGGAAAATATGATTATAGATCCAATCCGTAGGGAGTAATTTATTCTCCATAATTTGACCTGCTAAATCTACTTTTTCTTTCATTAATGCAATCTTTTCTTGATCGTAAATGATAGAAGGTGTCGTTAAACCTAACTCAAAGTTTGTCATTTGTTCATCTCTATATCCTTGAGCATACAAATGGACTAATGCAATTTTATACAATTCTGATAATAATATACGTTGTAATCTGTCAATTGTGCGACCAAAACGGATATCCTCAGCTGCTAATGTCGCTTTACCTGATAGATTCTCATCGTATCCCATAAATGCTTTAGGCACTTTAAGAGCAGCAAATAATTTTTCTCTCAAGTATTCTACATCCTCAATTGCAGCATAATCTAAACCTTTAGTAGTATCAATTTTGGTCGACTGATCATTCCCTCTAACAGGAATATAAAAGTCTTCCATGATGTTTTGTTGGTTGTATTTTAAATTGTATTCGCCTGTTTTCTGATCTATCAGTGGAGTACGTTTCATTGTTGAAATCGTTTTCTGCATGAAGTTTTCTACTTCGTTTGGAGGTATAGACCCTACATTTACATAAAATATTCTTTTTTCAGGAGCACGTACAATTCTATGAATTAACATAGCATCCTCCATTAGTGAATATTGTTTAAATAATTTACGACCAGGCTCAATATATGAGCGACCATAAGGAAGATAATTTACGTCTGAAATTAATCTAAAGTGGGCAATTTCGTAATTATCAAATTCGATAGTATTTGAGGTACTATTTTGATTTGGTGATTGGTAGTAACCTGATGATGATCCTCCCATAACTCCTTCAGGGTTATAAGTAAATACTACTCTTGAAGGTGATGCAGGATCGAAATTTTCTTTACGTTCAATATGATATGCTGAATAGGGGATTATATTATAAACACCGAATTTTTCTGATATCTCTAGTTTAAGGAAAAAATCACCATACTTACACATTTGACGTGTCCAAGCCCAAAGATTAAATTCTACGTTTAAAACATCGTAAAATAAATTGTATAGGATCTTTTGGATGTCTTCATCCGATGATTTGATTTGAAGCACTTCACCCATATCATTTTTTAGGGTACACTCATCAGCAATGATATCAAGAGCGGATGCAACAATAGCATCTGTATCCATTAAATCATAATCTGAGTATAGATATGTTCTTAAATACTGATAGTTCATGTTGAACTGTTGTCCGTATAAAGATGTTGATGCTGGGTTTTGGTAGATTCCTGTAAAGCGATCCATTAAGGAATTTGTAGCAAATTCACCAGAGGTTTGGATGTGGTCAGTATCAATTACTTTGAGTTGATTACCCCCTACATTCCGGATTACTACATCGGATGCAAATAATCTCTCCAGTCTTTTAAATAAGCCTTTATCAGCCATAATGTTTGTTATTATTATAAATATTATTTAAAGAATCCAACGTATGTCTTCTTTCCCACCATATGGATTCTCCATTTCATAGGGGTTTTGGATGGCACTATTATTACTATACCCCCCTACAAATGCTGTTTTACTAGTTGACATGCTATTTAATGTAGCTTTGCTCATGTCTAAATGTTGTTGGTTAAACTTAAACGACGTATCACGCATAAACATACCAATTCCAAATGCCATAACCAAATCATCATTGTACCCTTGTTGAGCTTCCGCACGTCCATGTTTCCACATAAATACTTTCATTTCTTCAAGTAAACGTTTTGATTGAATTGTAACGGATTTATCGTTAACATATTCTTGAAGTTTTCCTATTATTAAGGGTCTAACTCTAGATGTCATACTAAATCCAGGAACCATTTTACTTGTATCCATATATTTATCAAAATACGAATCTGCTCTGCTGGAGTCACTTTTAGATGAGTAATAAAGGTTAGTATACCCTCTGTCTATAATAGTTTGAATAGTAGACCAACCAATTGAGGCATTCTCTACTACAAGTAGGGCCTCGTTATATTCGGTAGCAATACCCACTAATAAATGTCCATATTCTTTAGTGCCTAATTGTCCCCTATATTCAGCGACTTGAGTATTCGTTTCAATATCAAGGATATGGAACGCAGAGTAATCTTTCCCATCTCCACGAGCAACATCAGCAACAACAAGATAGGTTCTTGAATAATCAGCGGGTTCCCAAATCCATAGATTTTGATCAGCACCGCGCTTTTCAAGCGGGTCTTTAATATAAGTTTGTTCATAAAATTCTAGGTATTCAGCATAGAATACAGTATCACCTGATGTGTTAAAATCGCAATCACATTCTTGTGCTGCCATCCGGGGATCACCCAATAATTCATCTTGCCTGTCTCTCCATACTTGATCTCTTTCAGGGTGGACATACCAGGGCAATTTAATAGGTAAAAAATCGTTTTCATCACTTTCGGCTCTAACCCACGTTTGGTGAAACCAGTTACCGGTACCATAGGGGGTAGATAAAGCAATACACCCACCACCAGTAGCAAGGGTTTGCTGAGCTGAAGCCCAAATCTCGCCAATGTTTTCAATAAAGGCTGCTTCATCAATTAATAAAAGAGACACTGCTTCTGATCTACCTGCATCACTTGATGCTGATGTGGCTTTAATTTGTGATCCATTACTTAATCGTAATGTTAATTTATTATTTTCAGGTGCGTCTATTTTAAGCCATGAAGGTAAATTTTCATACATGAATTTAACCTTCGTAACCATGTTTTTTGCTGTATCCTGCTTTGTTGCAATACAAAGTACGTTTTTATCCTTATGGAATAACATTAGCCATAAAGAATAACCAGCACCTAAAGTAGATATACCTAATTGGCGTGATTTGAGTATTATAGAATAGGGGTTTTCTTGAAATAAAGTTAATACTTTTTCTTGAAATGGGTATAAATGGAAAGGAATTCGCCCACGTTGTGGGTGTTGGATCATACAGTACTTTTTCATAAAATGAACTGGGTTAGCAGCGCATTTAATATACTCTTGTTGAATGATTTGCCTTAAATTAGGTTCTGCCATTATTTACCTATTTTCCAATACAAACGGGCTGTGTAGATAGGTTGGAAGTTGTTGTTTATACCTAAACCAAAACCGTATGCTTGTCTTTTTTTATTTACGAATAACAATTCACCATTAAGGTTTTGAATTGCTGTGGGGGTACTACCTACCGAAACACCTCCAAAGAGTTCTCTTTTGTAGAGGTAAATAGTATTATTAATTGTAGTTGTTGGGATGAATATGTTGGATTGAACATTTCGTTTTGATATTAAGTTACGAGTAACCGTATCATTTATCACTATAAAACCAAGGCTATCAACCTTAATAGTATCTGTATAAAAGTATTTTGCGTAATAATCTTTAAGAATAGAAATTGTATCAATAGGAACTTGGAAGGTGTCAATTTCTACTATTGTTTTTTTAATATATTTAGGCACATACTCTTTAGTAGCAACCTTTAATGTGTCCCATCTAGTTATCACCTCAGTAATAACTTCAGGTTCTAAGGGAGGTGTGGAAGAGCAGTTTCTTTGAAAAAACAAAATAACTACTAATACTACAACTAGTAAAGTTTGAATATTTTTAAATAAGTCCTTCAAGCTCTTTTTTAATTTTAGTTAAATCTTTTAAACGAGCTAATAGTCTTTCTTTATCTTCCCCTTCAGCTTGTTTCCACTTGTTAACTATGGTTTTCATTTCTTTATTAGTATCCTGTAATTTACGGGAAATTGTAGAAATTGAATCGTTTTTTTGGATATCCTTAGCTGTTGGTTCTACATCATCATCTTCAGTTAAACCTAAATCTGTGGATAATACCTTAGTTTTAGCTAACTCGTCATTATATGCTTTTGCGGTCTCGACATTATCTTGAGATACTTCAGAAAGTACATCTACAATAGTTTCTTTAATATATTCTGCTAATTCTCTACGTTTCATGATAATACTATTTTATTATAAATATTACAAAGAAAGCGTCTCTAGCATTTGTTCAATGCGATTTTCGGTGCTGCCTGATAATGTGTTAAGATTTTTAATACGATGTTTATCTGAGTCTAATATTTTACTAATTGTATAATCAATTAAATCTCTATAATCAACATTAGTTTCTCTAATACCATTGTCCTCTATTTCTACTCCTACGGGAGAGACATAGAATATATAGTCATATTCTTTTATAAAACGCTTAGCATATTCCTCAAATGCTTCTTTATCGTTCCAATCCATAGATTTAGAAGCACGAGCAAAAGCCATAACATCAATTACAGTTCTATCTGTGATGATGTTTTCTACCATTAGTTCTCCAGTACGTTCAGCTAAAAATACTGTTTGTCCTTTGAGTGTTGAATCAGTATTTAATGGAATACCTTGAGCCATTAACTCTTTAGAACGTTCTGTTCTAAACATATAATCCTTAAATTCAGGACGCTCTTTGAGGGCATTAACAAGTGTGGTTTTACCCACACTCATTGTTCCACATAATCCTATTTTCATACGTCTTTATTATTTAACCATTTTCTATATACTCTGTAGCTATCACTATCAAAATGTTCTGTACTAACTTCAAACAGTGTACCATCCGTTAGTGCTTTAACTTGATGTGGTTGTCCTGGGTATTGTCTTACACTATCTCCTTCACGTAATTGTTGCTCATGAACTTCACCTGTTTCAGTATCAACCCAGCGATATAAAAATTCACCTTCTTGAACATACCAAGTTTCATCTTTAATCAAATGGTAATGCATGCTAAAGTTACAACCCTTTTTAAATACAAGTAACTTACCACAATATAGATCGTTATTTTCGAATATAATTTCATGCCCCCAACCTTTAGGAACATTACATTCTTTACATTCTTTAGCATTAATTACAATAGGCTTTTCCATTAATGTCTATAATCTTGTAATGAATTTTTCATCGATTGGTTTTTATACCAAGGTAAACCTTCACGTTCTTGCATGATTTCACTATATGCTTCCTCCTCATATTGGATGCCATTTAAGTAAAATGATTTTTCCATTTCACATTCTTTTGAATGAGGTTCAATAGCTGGTCCATCCCATCTGTGGAATTTCCAATTTTCTTCACCTATATATCTTGCTAAATGAATTAATGCACCACGTGAATTAATTTCTTTGTACTCATAAAGTTTTTGTTTCTTAGCCATAACTGTTTTTTATTAAAATAAACTATTTTCGATGAAATCTGGATATTCGGTATTGTGTTTACTTAAAATATAATCTGTAACATAAATACCTTGAGCACCTGATACTGTAATACCTCGTGCTGATAATGCGTCTCCTACAAAATGAACATTTTCATAATCAACTAACGATAAATCATCGTAATTAACTAAGGGTTCAGGAGACAAATATTTTACCTCAGGAATATAAACACCCCAATCATCACCTAACGTTGGGAATACTTTCTTCATATCCTCAATGAAGTCGTCAATATACGAAAAATATCCGTGGAAGGCACTCCTAACATCTTTCATTTGTTCTGATGTTATAGCTACAGCACTTACGTCTTCGCCTTCAGATGTTGTAGAAGGGGTACGAGTAGGGCTATAATATAAGCCTGTCCCTTCTTTGTTTACTTTAGATACTAATTCTCTAGACCAAGCAAATGGTTCTTCAATACCATTGACTTCCATCAAGATACCAAAGTTGGTCATGTCGTTTCGGAATGCTTCGTCTTTTTTTGCGTGTCCATTGTACGAATGGTCTCCATAAGTTTGCTCAACGGCAACATAAGCTGCGTTGTTGTTAGTACAGAAAGAGCGTAATGATATTCCTTCGTCTTCGAATTTACGATATAGTTTGAAGTCATAGCTAATATCAATTAGTTTTTGGAAGTGTTTTTGTGGTGCCTCAAATCGCACCCCAATTTGTACTGGTTTAGGTTCAGTAGGTAATTTATACTGATCTGCTAAATTTTTACCAAAGTCAATACCTGATTTACCTACGGCAAACATTAGGCGATCATAACTAATAGGCCAATTTTTAGGATTAATAAATGACTCTTCTTCTCCTATAAATAATTCTTGAGCATCAAAATCAATACTGGTTACTTTAGTTTCCCAAACAAAATCTACACCTTTAGACACTAAATAATCATACCAATTTTTACCAATCTCGTGTAGATAATCTGTACCAACGTGCCATACAGGGAACAAACGTAAACCAAAATATGGTTTAATAAAATCGGGTTCTGCTTGAGGGTCGGAACATTGTACTTCCTCTGGTTTGGGGTGGAAACGTTTGAAATTTGCAATTACTTCATCAAATAATGACATTGCTTTTTCTTCACCACAATATTTAGCTAATTGACCACCAATTGAAGTGTGGTAAGTTAATTTACCATCTGACCAACCACCAGCACCTAAGAATCCAGTCATTACTTCTGAATATGGTCTGAGATATGGATCTTTACCCATATCAATAATTGTAATATTTTCTCCTGGGAAACCATTATCTACTAATTTAGTGGCAGCATTAACACCTGCTACACCAGCGCCTACGATGATGAGTTTTTCTGACATTTATTTATTCTTTTTAACCCCTAAATATACGAAAGATATTTGGGGAATCCTAATTGTGGGGCCACAGCTCCCATAAAAATTGAATTAGAATCGACTGGCTATGAATCAGTCTATATGTATTTTGAGTGTTAAATTGCCTGTGCCTTTTATAACACGATGCCACTCATGACGTTTTATAAATATACGATCATTTAGTGAGGTAGGCAAGCTATCATCAAGCTGGATTGCCCAATCTGTTTCACCTATAATCTCGATAGTGCGATCTTCGTCGTCTCGATGCCACATTAACTCAATTGGGTCAATGTTCTCTCCGAATTCACGAATAATGTATTTGTTTGTAATCTCTAAGTCGGTGTATGGTTTACCAGAAACCTCCGAAATTTGATTTAAGTCCGAGTAATTTTGCATAACGTGGTAAGCGGCAAGACCAGTAGCCAGCTTTAGTTTTATCCTTTTTAGTTGAACATTTATGTCTAGCAGCAAAAGCATTACGTGCTTTTTTATCATTGATTTTTGCTCTTAAACCACCTGAACCAAAACGTATTGTTTTGATGTTTCCTGTTTTAGGATCTTTAACATAAACCTTATATGCTTTACCACCTGAGGTATCTCGCATTGGTTTGTTTAATTTCTTAATGTTCTTTTTAGCTTCGTTTAAGTCCTCTTTATGGTATAGTTTTTCACTTTTACCATTAGGACCGCTTCCATCTTTATCATGGGGGTTACCTGACATTAATGAACCATCAGGCATTTTATGTAGTTTACCTTTCCATTCTTTACCGTCTTTAGTGTAATGTGGGACACCTTCTTCTTCTGTTATCTCAATTGGAAAATCTAATGGCACTTTTTTACCCTCAAACATGCTAAAGTGACCAAGATCTGTTTCAGTTAGTACTTCTAAATCATCGCCTTGTACTTCAAGAATATTACGTGCGTATAAAGCGCGGGCTTCAGCCCATAAATTGAAATAATTCTCCGAACCAGC